GTTTACAGTCTATTTTAACGGAAGGTGCCTTCGTAGATGGTGATAAGACTAAGCTTGATGGGATCACAGGAACTAATACAGGAGATCAAGACCTGTCTGGTTTACAGTCTATTTTAACGGAAGGTGCCTTCGTAGATGGTGATAAGACTAAGCTTGATGGGATCACAGGAACTAATACAGGAGATCAAGACCTGTCTGGTTTACAGTCTATTTTAACGGAAGGTGCTTTTGTCGATGGAGACAAGACTAAGTTGGATGGAATCACTGGAACAAATACAGGAGATCAAGACCTTTCAGCACTAGCAACAAAAGCTAACGTGTTAGAGTTAGATAATACAGTTTCATTTACCCCTTCTGCAGACTTTCATCCAGCAACTAAGAAATATGTAGATGATAACGCTGGCGGAGGCCCTTCTGGCACTACACTTTCAGGCACCACAGCAAATGCCACACCAACAGAAATCTTTGTAGATGGAACATCACCTAATAGAGTGGATGTCGCTACTGGTTCAACAATTACCTTCTCTGCCTTAGTCGCAGCAAGATCTGCCACTGAAAGCGCTGGTTACAAGATCGAGGGTGTCATTAAGAATGATGCTGGAACAGCCGAATTAGTTGGTGTTGTAGCTAAAACAGTTTTCGCCGAAGAAGATACGGCTTGGGACATTACAGTAACTGCGGCTAATAACGCGCTTACCTTTATTGTAACTGGTGATAGTGCTGATTCGGTATCTTGGGAGGTGACTCTCAATAAGACTGAAGCAGCCTAAATTATGAACCAAGTATTCAAAGGAGACGTAACTAACAATGTAGTCGAGCTTAACTTACAAGCTGGGGCTACTAACATTGGGACTCCTACTGTTGCATATGATGGCACTAATAATGGTGAGATTGCCGTGCAGGTAATGGGTGATATTACTTCTAGCAGTCGGTTTTCGGGAGATGGCACATTAAAAGGGTTAGTAATTGGCACATCATGTACGAGTATTGGTAGCTATGCTTTTTATCAATGCCAAAACCTAAATGGTTCATTGGTCATTCCAGATAGTGTTACGACTATTGGAGATCTTGCTTTTTATTATTGTTCTGGCTTTACTGGTTCGCTGACTATTCCTAATAGTGTTACTAGTATTGGGAATGTTGCTTTTAGTGTTTGCTCAGGCTTTAACGGTTCATTGACTATTCCAGATAGTGTTACAAGTATTGGGAGTAATGCTTTTTTTTATTGCACTGGCTTTACTGGCTCGTTAACCATTGGAAATAGTGTTACGACTATTGGAGATTTTGCTTTTCGTGGTTGCTCTGGCTTAACCGCTGTATACACCAACACTCCAGCTTCTAGTTTCACAGGATCAAACGCTTTAGCAGGCACCACTTTCTCTACCATATACACTGGTCCAAATGCAACTGGCTACACCTCTACATTCCAAGGAAGAACAGGCTTGACAATATCTCCTTGGACTAATTACCCTAACATCCCGTAACTAACACAAAAATTTTAACTAAATAACAATATGAAATACGCAATCACAGGTCCAAAAGGGGCAATTTTTAACATAGTAGATGTAGAGCCAACAGACTCTCCACACTATAGTGAAATTTCTGATGCTGATGCAGCTACAGTAGAAGCTAGTGAGGGTAGATTCTTTATCGTTGATGGTGTTCTAACGACACAAGAAGAATTCAGAGCAGCTAAACAACAAGAAAGATATGAAGCACAAATCACTGAGTTTGGTGCTGATATTGATGGTGCAAAAGTATTCGCAAGAGATCACTTCGCAAGCAAGAGATATGATTTTGAAGTAGGTGGTATTAATGTTGGTGGTATTGACGTAAGAACTGATAGACTTACAGTTGACCGTATCTACCAAGCAAGGTTTTTAGCTAGCGAGGATAATACATTTACTACTGATTGGAAACTCAGTAATGGTGTGTTTTTGACAATCGATGCCGCAACTATTACTGCAATTTCTGATGGAGTTACCGCACACATTAAGGAATCATTTCAGAGAGAAAAAGCCGCCAACGTTTCAATCGACGCTGCAACTACACTAGCAGAACTACAGGCAATTACTTGGTAATATGAGTAAAACATACAAAGGAGATGTGACAGGTAATGTCGTCGAGCTTAATTTGCTTGATGCCAACGAAAGCACGTTGCCAAATCTTGGCACTCCTACTGTTGTTACACGTAATACTGGGCCGAATGATGTGACGCAAGTTGTTGGTGATATTACCTCTAGTAGTGGATTTTATTTTGACACTTCCGCTAAAGGGTTAGTAATTGGCACATCATGTACAACTATTGGGAGTAATGCTTTTTATTATTGCCAAAACCTAACTGGTTCGCTGACTATTCCTAATAGTGTTACGAGTATTGGGGATAGTGCTTTTCGTAGTTGCGCTGGCTTTAACGGTTCATTGACCATTGGAAATAGTGTTACTAGTATTGGGAATGTTGCTTTTGGTCTTTGCTCAGGCTTTAACGGTTCATTGACCATTCCAGATAGTGTTGCAAGTATTGGTAGTTCTGCTTTTCTGGGTTGCACTGGCTTAACTGGTTCATTGACCATTGGAAATAGTGTTACAACTATTGGGAATTATGCTTTTTATGATTGCCAAGGCTTAACTGGTTCATTAACTATTGGAAACAGTGTTACAAGTATTGGGTTGTATGCTTTTGGTTTTTGCACTGGCTTTACTGGTTCATTAACTATTGGAAACAGTGTTACGAGTATTGGGAGTTATGCTTTTTATCGATGCTCTGGCTTAACTGGTTCATTAACTATTCCAGATAGCGTTACGACTATTGGGAGTTATGCTTTTAATCAATGCTCTGACTTTGATGGTTCATTAACTATTGGAAACAGTGTTACGAGTATTGGGAGTTTTGCTTTTTATCAATGCTCTGGCTTAACTGGTTCATTAACCATTCCGAATAGTGTTACGAGTATTGGGAGTCTTGCTTTTTATCAATGCTCTGGCTTAACTGGTTCAGCAATCATACCAGATAGTGTTACAACTATTGGGAGTTATGCTTTTCAGAATTGCTCTAGCTTAACTGCTCTTTACACCAACACACCAGCAACATCTTGGACAGGTGCTAATGCTTTAAACAAAACCACATTCTCTACTATATATACAGGTCCAAATGCTACTGGTTATACATCATCGTTCCAAGGAAGAACTGGACTAACAATAGTCAACTGGGACAACTATCCTAACCCAATCCCTAACTAACAATGAGCAAAGTATTCCAAGGAACAACCACCAACAATGTCACTGAACTCACCCTGCAGAATGAGGGCGGCAATATAGGAACGCAGACTATTGTTTGGGATGGTACCCAAGGCACTATTGATCAAGTGATCGGGGATATCCCTGATAACTGGAAGGATGGTGATGGCTCTTTAAAACAATTACAGATTGGAAGTTCGTGCACAAGTATTGGCAGTCATGCTTTTTATTATTGTAGTGGGTTTACTGGCGCATTAACTATTCCTAATAGCGTTACGAGTATTAAGTTTCAAGCTTTTGAAAATTGCTCTGGCTTAACTGGTTCGTTAACTATTCCTGATAGTGTGACATTCATTGGGTATGCTGCTTTTAAAGGTTGCTCTGGCCTTAACGGTTCATTAACCTTACCTACTAATCCTAACTTCACAAGTATTAGGAATAGTGCTTTTCGTAGTTGCACTGGCTTAACTGGTTCATTAGTTATTCCAGATAGTGTTACGACTATTGATGATTTTAGTTTTCGTAATTGTGGCTTTACTGGTTCATTAACTATTCCAGATAGTGTGATAAGTATTGGGTATGCTGCTTTTCAAGGTTGCTCAGGTTTTAATAGTTCATTAACCATTCCGAATAGTGTTACAACTATTAGCGGTCAAGCTTTTGAAAATTGCTCTGGCTTAACTGGTTCGTTAACTATTCCTGATAGTGTGACATTCATTGGGTATGCTGCTTTTCAAGGTTGCTCAGGTTTTAATAGTTCATTAACCATTCCGAATAGTGTTACAACTATTGGGACTTATGCTTTTCAGAATTGCTCTAGCTTAACTGCTCTTTACACCAACACACCAGCAACATCTTGGACAGGTGCTAATGCTTTAAACAACACCACCTTCACTACCATATACACAGGTCCAAATGCTACTGGTTACACATCATCGTTCCAAGGAAGAACTGGCTTAACAATATCTCCTTGGACTAATTACCCTAACCCAATTCCAAATTAAGTATTGTCTTTTTTTAATTAGTATATATATACTAATATATGAAAACAGTTCATTTCACATCTGGTCTTCCTAGAGCTTGCTCTACTCTTCTACAAAACTTACTAGCCCAAAACCCAAAGGTTCATGCTACTGCTACATCTGGCATCCATGAGATCGGTTACATTGCAAGAGACTTCTTTGAAACAGAGGAATTTAAAACATTTAAGAACCCACTAGATGGTGAAAGACAATATCACAACTTTCTTAGAGGTGGTATTAAAAGCGCATTTGATGGCGACACTGATAGACCAGTTGTTGTAGACAAGTGCAGATCATGGATTGGGCATCTTGATCAATTGTTTCAAGTGTTTCCAGATGCTAAAGTATTAGTACCAGTGAGAGATGTTCGCGGCATCCTATCTAGTTTTGAGAAGATGAGAATCAAACACCCATCAAGGTTTGTTGGGGTGGAGAAACAAAACCCCCAAAGCTGGACAACTGTTGAGAAGAGATCACAGGGATGGCTACAAATGCCGCCGCTTGGCATCGCCGTAGAAAGGCTTCATGACGCGATTAAGCGCCACAAAGACAAGCTTCACTTTGTTCACGCAGAAGATCTAACAACAGACCCTGTAGAAACAATGAACGCAGTCTGGGACTATCTAGAGATGGATAGGTTCGAGATTAATCCCCTCAATGTAGAACAGTATACAGATGAGCATGAGCTAGGTTGGCCATATGGCGAGCATAAGATCCGCAATGTTGTTAAGCCATTGAAGCCAGATTGGCATGAAGTTTTGGGGAGAGAGTTCTCAGAGCAGATTAAACAGTCGTTTGATTGGATAAATGATCTTTAAAAAACATTATTCAGCGGATATTGAGCGTTTTAGTTATAAATTTGATGAACGATGATATGACAATGTTATATAATATTGTGTAATATACATATATGAGCTGTGGCACTAACAGAAAACCAAATCAAAGCCTTATATAATGATGGCAACGCTTTAGATTATAGCGAAACAACTTGGAGATAAAATCCTCGACCCTGAACCCTAAAACCTTTATCCTGAGCCCATGTCAAAGGATATACACTTCGTCTGCGGCCTACCAAGGAGCGGCTCGACCCTGCTCTGCAACCTTCTAGCACAGCACCCCGACGTCCACACTACCCCCACCAGCGCGTGCCATGAGTCTTTGTTCGTGTTACGAAATAACTGGAACCAGTGGCTGGAGCACAAAGCCTCTAAGGATTTAGCGGATGACAAGAACTTGCAGCGTGTGATGCACGCCATGATCCATGCTTACCATGATACTGATAAGCCCGTGGTTATAGATAAAGGCCGTGGCTGGACTAGTTTGCTCGAGATGGCAGAGTTTGCATTAGGTAGAAAAGCTAAGGTTTTAGTTCCAGTCCGCAACATTAGCCAGATTGTTTCCAGTATGGAGAAGCTGCACCGTAAAGCAGCACACAAGAAACAGGATAGTGGTGACTATTTTGCGGCACAAACTGTAGATGGGAGGGCTAATCAAGTCCTAGCCAAAGACGGCGTGCTTGGTTTAGCTTACAACCGCCTTAAAGATGCGGCTCAGCGCGGACTCGCTGATCGATTATTGCTGGTCGAGTTTGATGCACTTACCTCTAAGCCTACCGAAACCATGGCAGAAGTATGGGATTTCCTCGGGATGGAGGCACCAGAACACAACTTCAACAACGTAGAGCAGACCACAACGGAGGACGACAGCGTCCACGGTCTTGACTTGCACACAATCCGACCTATAATAGAACCTGTCCCAGACGACAGCGAAGAAGTTCTAGGCACCACCTTGTGTAAGACATTAGAAGGCGCTGAATTTTGGAGACCTGCTTCACCCCCAGCCTGAACATGACACCCCCAAATCCAGACCTGCACACATACTACGACGGCGAACTAGGAGAGCGAGTGTTCTATTCTTGTGAGCCTATTGCTTACGACAGTGGACAAGAGCCTTTAATTGTAGTCCCACCCAAATTTATTAGCAATGGTCTGTCAATCCCACGTGCTGCACAGCCTTTAATCAATACCCCAAAAGCCCCAGAGTGGGTGGGCGCAGGGATCTTACATGATTGGCTTTATGCCAAAGTGGAACGACATGAAAACATATCCCGTAGAAAATGCGACCGCATCTTCTTGCTGTTCATGAAACTGTATGGCGTAGGGATCATTAAGCGTAGAATCATTTACTGGGCAGTCAGAGCAGCTGGCCGCCTTGCATTCCGAAAGAAAACCCCAAAATTCGCAACCCATAACCACCATGATTAAATACATATTAGTAGCATTAGCAACCCTAGCACTCGCAGCATGTGAGGGCCTTAGCGTCAACCTTGACAACGACAAGTTCAAAGGCTCTTATTCCGCCAAAGGTGGGTTAGTTATTTCTCCTCAAGCAATTCGTATTATCGAGCCAGCTAAATGAAGCGCATCTGCCTCGACGCAGGTCACGGCGGAAATGACGTAGGTGCCCTAGGGCCATCGGGTTTGGAAGAATCCGAGATGGCCCTCGACGTGTGTGAACGCGCTAAGTTCATTCTATCTCCTTACGTAGAGGTAGTGATGACTCGCAGCAATGACACCTCCGTCAGCCTCACTGAGAGAGCTGATATCTGTAATGCTGCGGATTGTGATATCTTTATCTCATATCATTTTAATGCAGCTACCAGCATGGTCGCAAACGGTTGGGAGATCTTTACTACTAAGAAAGACAACAACTCAGATAAGCTGGCGACCTGCATCGGAGAGGCTCACGCTGCCCTGTTCCCGACTCAGAATGCTCGCCAAGACTGGTCAGATGGCGATCTTGACAAAGAAGCAGATTTTTCTGTGATACGCAGAGCCAACTGCCCCGCCGTGTTGATGGAAGGGGAGTTTATACATACCGCTCTGGGTGAGGCACTTATAAATGATCCTAGCAATCGAGAGAAGATGGCGCGGGCTATAGCCGACGGATCATTGAAATACCTTGGTTTGCAGCCCATCACAAGCAAACCCGCATTGACATTAGAGGAACGGATTGCTAGAATCGAAAAAACCTTAGGGATATCATGAGCGTGGAAGACAAACTCGAATCAATAATGTCGGAGCTACGCTCCATAAGAAAGACCACGGAGAAGCTAGAAGAGCGGATCAATGGTAATGGGAGGGCTGGAGTATTCGAGCGCATAGTGTCCGTTGAGACTAGGATCAGTGAGGCAGAGAAGAACAAATCAGCTTCGGTCGCACTGGGAACAGCAATCATGTCAGCCCTTGGTGTGATTGCCTCGTTGTTTTTTGGTAAATGATCCCTCGTGTGCTGTGTTTTGAAGTTGGCTTTTTGCCGTGAGTGATGTAAACTGCGCGTATGCCTCTGAGTAGCCAACGTCAGCGTTTCTCTATATTTGTCAGTCCACGGAACGAGGACTTTTTATTCTACGAAAAAGTAGACAAGCAGCGTGTACAGGAGTCTATCCCAGAATATGGCGACCCTCACCCTGATTTTAGGAAATACCCTAATCATTTCTTTACTCAAGCTGTTCAGGCCGACGAAGAGGGGCAGGTTTATTTTTATTACTATGCCGCAAAGCGCGATCACCAAGATGATTACAACTTTGAGCACTCCACTGTCAATCATAAGTCTGGCACATATGATCAAGTAATAAGGACCTACATCACTCTACGGTCAGAATACGACGAGGATGCCCCAGCACTGGGATCCCCGATGCCTATTGTAGATGCTGACCCCTTTGATGCATCTGATAAGTATACCCTAATTTCTAGGGAGCAATCTCGTGTCGGTGAAACAGTAGGTATCTCATCGAAGAGAAACCCAGACGAGATGGACTCCATGTTTGTGCTGGAGAAATGTGTGTATCTCAAGAGGGCACCCATTACCACGACCTCATATGACAAAAACACAGGGGCTCATGTCTTTACTACGACAAACCTAGTTCACCGAGATGAGATAATATCGACCAAAGGCGCAGACGCACAAGAACTTTTTTACCTTCGTCCCGACAACGTCTCACAGTATTATCAGCCTGACGGTGTATCCCGATACGCCGTCTATGGCGCGACCTCAGGGGTTACAGGGTTTACTGTTGTCGAGCTATTAGACGATAGTGACAACCCTTTCTGGGAGGTAGACGAGGAGACAGGAGCGCACCAAACGGTTGAACAGGTTTCCGAAGAGTGGTTCTATGTGTCAGCTATCCAGAATGGCGAGGTCAATGAGCGCCGCGTGTTCGTATACCTGACTCCAGACCAGAATGATTTTGTGTTCTATGAGCTGGTTGACCGTAAAAATGAGAAGCTAGAACCAGCCCCACTACCAGAATTTGGGGAAGCACACTCCGAGTTTACAGACCACAAGTTCGTGGCCGCTGTCCCCAATGACAATATTGGAGACTTCTACAAGTTTTACTACGCTCGTGATCGGTTCAACGAAGACCAGTATAATTTCTCTGAGTCCTTCGTAGACATTGGCGGAGTCCGCGTATCCTTAGTCCGTCGCAGCTACGTCGTGCTCCGTGACTCCTATGACCCTGATGCACCTGTCGTTGGTGCGCCAATGTCACCTGAACCAAACAACAAGTTTACAGGCAACTACCTGCTCGTGGATCGTGTTCAACGACCCATCGAAGATGAGACCTTGTCCTCGCTGTATGTATCGGAAGAGCGTATTTATGCTAAGACTCCAGACGTAGGGAATCAGGAAGGAAACTTCACGCTTCAGGAAGGAGGGTTGACGGTCACGCGCACATGGATCGTGCCAAGGGATCAGGTTGGAGCATTCCCTAGACCAGCAGTCGGAGCATCAGACTCTAAGTATGGACAATATGAATACGCTACACGACGTATATCTCAGGAGACACCACCTGAGATAGACAGCTATTTCAGTGTAGTCTTGGACATTTATGCCAAGAAAGGTTGGGCCTTTCAAGAAGACCACCAGTATAACATCGGGTATAAGATTATCGAAACCTCCACCCTAGAGGATGAAAAGTACGGAGAGGGTAATTACACAGTATCATTTGATGAGCGTGGGTGGCAGAGGAAGCAGCGTAGTGCCGAGCTCACTGGATTTGAATACGAATCACAAGTCGAGACCAGACCATATGGTAAGATAACGACCAACACATCCGCGGGAACCGAGCCCATTGTAGGGCAGAACAACACCCGTAGTCGTATTGTGTTTGATGATGGCACCTTACAAATTTATCAACGCGACGAAGACACCTTCACCATTAAAGAAGGCTCCGCAGGTCAGGAGAAGAATGAGCAGATCTACGCATCAATAACCACCAATAAGTTTTACAGATCAACGGGGGATGTGCTGACTGACACGGGGTCTAGTCGGGTTATCTATGATGACGGGACTACACAAGTGTATGAAGTTAGCGAGGAGTCTGTAGTAGCCAAAGAAGGTGACGCAGGTCAAACTATACAGAAGACCGCGTCGGCAATTATCACCACTAGCAGTATTTTCTCCCAGAATGGTGATGTCACAGGGGACACTGGTAGCTCTCGGGTCGTTTACCGCGGCGGCGGAGTAACTATTTATCAAATAGATAACGAGGTCGCTGAGTTACCTGCCGACACAGACGCTGGTGAGACCAAACAGCAGACTGTCTTCGCCGATATATCTACTGCAAGTGAGTTCAGACTTTCTCCTACGATCAACACAGACACTGGTAGCTCACGTGTAGCTTACCGCGGTGGTGGTGTTGTGATCTACCAAGTAGATGAAGAGACGACAACGATCACTACTAATACTGACGCTGGTGAGACAATACAAAAAACAGCTGCTGCCAAGATCACCACAACTAGCACATATGCCCAGTCTGGTGATGTCACTGGTGACACGGGTAGCTCTCGAGTAGTTTACCGAGGTGGTGGTGTTATCCTTTACCAGATTGATAATGAGGTCGCTCAGTTACCCACTAACACAGACGCTGGACAGACTAAACAGCAGACTATATTCGCCGACATCACTACAACAAGCACATATGCAACCTCTGGCAATATCTCATCCGCTACAGGAAGTTCACGTGTGGCTTACCGCGGAGGTGGGATTGTTATCTACCAAGTTGACAATGAGACTACAACAGTAGCCTCTAATAAAGATGCTGGTCAGACTAAAGAAGCCCGTTTATATGGCACGCTGACGACAACTAGTACATATAGCCAGAGCTCTAGCGTCACTGGAAACATTGGTAGATCAAGGGTAGTGTATCGGGGTGGTGGGACAATCATTTACCAAGTCGATGTAGAAGATCTTGTATTCAAAGCAGCGGAGAATGGGGAGACCAAAGAGTCTACTATATATGCCACGATTACCACTACGTCTAAGTTTGCCACTAGCGGAGCATTAACCAGCACGGGTAATTCTAGGTTGGTGTATAATGATGGCACCACCGAAGTATACCAAGTTGATGAAGTTACAGAGATAGACCCTAACGAGACTTATACCTACACCGTTATATCATCCGTTGATTGGGGACATCTGGAAGTTAAAACTTACTTTAATCAGACAGGTGTCGCTGAAGATCCAAATAAGATAAACCGCATCAGAGCAGTTTATAGGGGTGAGGTTACGGGAGCTTCGATTCAGGTGTTCCAAATTGACGAAGAAACCCCTGTTCCAGACACCGCAGAGTTCACGTCATCTAAGGAGACTAACCCATATTTCACTCGTGAAACATTCACTAAATATGATAAGACCCCCAACTCAACTCCAGCGCCTACTGAGGAAGTAAGAAATACAGCGGTGTATAATAATGCGACCGATGTCATATACAGAATTGACAGGACGGTATTTACTCCAGAGCCCGCAGTTACGTATGAGAGCACCGTCAACAAAAAATGGCCAGCCGTGCTAGGGGGACTAACGCCCCAAAAATGGTCCCAGAGAGATGGCACCGACGTTTTCTCATATTTCCCGACATACATACAGGAAGAATATAGTGGGCCCTGCCGCGCTAGCGTGACTGAGACATGGTCTAAAGAAGCCCCAACAGGACAATCATCGGTAGGACCCTTCCTGAAGACGACCCCTGTTTTCTTTTCGTGCCCTTTGTTTAGGGTAAGTATCCCACCATGTTTACACACCGCACAGACGTTTTCAGGTACTACTGGTACTACAAGTGACCAGTGGGAATACCTAGTGTGGAATGAGACAATACCAGCCACCGAGCAAACTAATTGGGTTAATGTTGTAATCTCAGACGAGGTGTCCCCCTTCCAAGGAGGTTTCCTCCAGAAAACAATAACGTGTTACCCACCAGTTTAATACAATGCCCTATCCTGATTACAGCGGAGGACCCACGAATTACTACCAAACGGACCCACTAGTTGACTTCCCACCATCAAGGTTTAGTGGTGGTAGTGGTGATGTACACCCATGGAAAATAACCATTATCAATGACCCAGATTTTCCTGAGACAGGAAGACCGAAGTGGGTGCTATCAACTACAGGGACATTGATTTATGACCCTTCACATCTCTCCCTTGTCACCGAGGATGGAGTCACGAACGAAGGAGTGACAAAAGGAAAATATGTAAATATTGAGTTAGCCGCTCTGGGAATAGACATTACAGGAGAGTCAGTGATATATTTTCAGTATGGGATTGAGGATAAAAATGTAACATTTGAAGTGGCATCAAGAGACGATGGGGAGACGGAGGTATGGAAAAGGTATCTGCCTGAAGATGCTTTTGCTGACCCAAATAATATAAAAGACCTCACCCACTCTAAGACCCCAATTGCTCTAATACGGAACAACCCAGACTTACCAGACGATCCGACACCCGCAGACCGATACATAGTCACGCAGTTGGTAAGGAGCAACATGGTCATTAATGATTCCTGCTTCAGGGGTGTTGCATTGCCAGCCTTTATCCCCCTTTAAGATATGGATGACGCTGTCCCAGAAATAACTGACCCGACCGAATCATTCTTACAGCAGAATTTACCCTTCTGCATTGAGAATATGGATGTCTCTAATTACGCATATGTTGAACCCATGACGCTAGAGCAAGCCTCTGCTTTGGTTTTTAACTTGGCTTCCGTTGAAATTACAGAAGACATACTTAAACTCCAAGTTGTTTTAATTCCCGCAGAGGCCGTGTATCCTGATGGAAGCGAAGCGGAAGAAACAACTTATGAGCTCATCTTTACGGATGTCGCGTATCCTGATGGGGAAGAAGGATGGGGTGTGGAGCCCTTTAAGTTATCTACCATTCACTCTGAAGAACGTGGCGACGATTACTTCCAATATTTGAGGTATTCAGAGGAGGAGGTTGAGCCTCGACAGAGAGCAGCTTGTGGCCCAGCTGAATCCTCAAGAGAAATACACTCATTTACATTTCCAGGTGATGTATTTGCTTCAGTAAATTTTGGACCGTTTGTTAAGATGTATGATGGGGACGTTGACGACGAAGCAAACCATATTGGTTACGGATTCCCCATCGGAGCCCTCCAGATGCATAGTGGTGTTGAAGGTGTTGATGCTAATGGGGTTGCATATGGCAACTTCGCAGAAGACGGAGATTGGGAAAGTGACGGTGGATTATTTCCTTATCCGAACTGGTGGGCTGAGTTCGGACCGTTCTACGGCAACAGGCGCGAAAGACAAGCGCAACCTGATAACGTAACCACCGTGTCCATAGACGGGTTTCCATTTGTTGCAGCCTACTGGCAGGGCAGGGATGCCGATTTTTTTGCAGGCGAACGAACACAAACCACATGGACTGCTACTGGCTTACCACCCTCTGGTTCCTTTAACTTTTATACCTACGAGTCACAACAACCTTGATAATCCTCAGCCCTTGACCCTGATTCCTTAATCTGCTACCATTAAAATTATGCCCGCGCTCACTTTATCAGCCATTAACCAGTCTCTAAATGACTACGTTCGCCCCGATTTTGATTTCCTCACCAGCCTTAATATGGTGCTTCCGAGGATATATAGCATGGGCTACTGGCGTGATTTGGTGTATGAGGATACCGTGGTCACAGATCACCAATACTTCTCCCTCCCTGATGGTGCCGAGTCCCTGATGGCAGCGACCATTGATGACAATACTACGGCTGTCAGATCCCTGTGGCATGATTACAAGTTAACGGGTTCAGGATCGAGCACAGTAGGCAGCGGCCCAGACCCATTGTATGGTGTGGTGGATGATGGCTACGCCCCCTCAATTATTGACCTCAATCGTTCCAAGCAATACAAGCTCTACGCACGCCCACTTAAGGAAGGGGCTACACTACCAGATTGCGGGCGCGTTATTGTTAGCTACCTGAACACCAACGGGGAACTCGGCGAAGAGATCTTCCAGCTTGATGAGTCTACTGCCATGGTCGGTGCCAACGTAGATGCAACTCGGATCACATCTATTGTATTTGAAACCGTCCCCTTCGACGTCAAGATTGTAGCGGTAGACACTGACAACGTGGGAACCGTGGACTTTGCTGCTGATTCGGAGGACTGGAAAGGCGTCATACTGACGCTAGCGCGGGGGGAGGGCAATCAAGTTGCCCGCTATCGCCGTCTCAGGCTCTCTAATCCAACCAATTTGACTAAACATGTGCGCCTTTTGATGAAACGGAAGTTCATCCCACTTCAATCAGTGCAGGATATTGTCCATCTTGGAAACCTCAATGCAATCAAACACGGGCTGCTTGGTTTCATTGCTGAGGATAATGCTGATGTTGAGCGTGCAAACTACCACTGGGGTGTATGCCGTATCCTCCTTGAAGAGGAGATGGATGCTCACCGTGGGTCTGCTAAGCCCACAGTGAAGTTCCAACCAGCAGGTGCTGGGTCTATGTCTGTGCCAAACTTGATGTAGGAACTGTCTGACCCACTTTCTCGATATCGAATCTCTCTTCGAGATTGATAACCCATATCTTTCCACCACCGCGCCCCTCTGACCTTACAGGTCTGACGCTGGTGTTGGACTTGGTAGTTTCCTCCATCGTGCACATCCCACGTCGAACGAACTCGGGGTTGTTACTCCGACCGACTGCGCGTCCCTCGTTGAAACCCATCGTAGAGATAAGGAACTCAGTCAGTGTCCCACGCCACTCAATGTCATCCGTGTAGTTCCTTGCCTGTTTGGCAAACCAGTCAACTAGCTCAGCCACACTACTGCGGCTTGAGTTGTCGTAGGCAGCCTCAGCGATCTTCTCGTCAATAAAGCTAACTACACCAAACCTAGCGGGACCGTCCATAATATCCTCATGTGGTTGGTGGTCTAGTAACCATCGAGCGAAGTGTGGCAGTTCCTGCTCGATTATATCTTCCAAGACGTGGTTTGGCGGGAAGCTACTCGTCGCCTTGTCTGATATTCTCAGCGCCATAATCTTATCACGGTTAGAAGAATCGAGGGCTGGAATAACCGACAGGCTATTAGCGTCTTCGTTAAGGGACATAATAACTCGCCCAGTCCAAGGCACAGACATAGCATCCGCATACTTAGCCATGTATTCCATACGAGGGTTGGCTACAGCACGCTTGATAAGCTCGGTGGCTTTTAGCTGGTCTTGGAACGAAGCAGCCGAAGTGGTATCGTCTACCACCCATGCTGCAACTCGAGCTAGGTCCTTGTTGAACTGACTGATGCCACTGAGGTATTCACTCGCATCAGAGAAGCCGCCGACTAATGCAGCGATAACTTTGTTTGACAACAGAGACTTCCCTTTGTTGGTAGGACCCACTAACAATAGAGCTTGCCCTTGAGTTAGCTGGTGGTTCATCACGGCAATATAGAACCGCTGTAGCCAAGCAAAAAAGTATTCTACCGTAGGCCGCTGATCAGCACTATTGGCAAACAACTGGTGTAGCCACTCGTGTATAAAAGGCCACTTACTAATGTCACCATCACTGTCCGCTTGCGTGGGGCACAGGCAAGCCGTATTGAGAATACGATTTGAGTTAAACTCCACGATTCGATCTGTGGAGAAGATGACAGGGGCTATATCATTTACTCGGTTCACGTTGCAGATGGCTAGAATAGCCTCGTCAATCTCCGAAGTGTTTTTGCCTTTGCTGGGCTTCTGAGAGAAACCAGCCTTCTTGAGCTCACGCATTACCTGCGCCTCATTGATGCTGACTGCTTGTCCATAGCTCATCTTGTAGTAGCTCTTACCGTTATACCAATAGTCGTCAAGCAAGCTACCTACTTTTTCTTGCTCATAATCTTGCACGAATTTACGTCCAAAGATCTCAGCCCATGTAACAAACCCTTTACCTGCACGGTCGGAATAACAGACAATACCATCTTCAACAACCTGACAACCATCCCTCTCAATGCCATCATTGATCCAGAACAGGGGTCCACGTTGCCCAACTTCAAATGGGTTGGTCCACCTAGCTGGGAATCTGCTTTCTACCTCAGCCGCAACGACGTCGATTGAGATAACCACATCACCAGATCGGGGGGCTTGTGCGGACGCTGCTTTGATAGCTGCGGTTTGTGTCACAGACTTAGGTAGGGAAACCCCAATCTGCTTCCAGTTTGTCCCCAAGTCAAAATACTGGGACGACTTCATGGACGTGCTATCAAAACCTGCATGTAGCTTTTGCAGTGTCAGGATTCGCGCTATCTGTTTCATGAACGCTGGGAACATTTCATCAGACGTAGGGACAGGTGATTCAAACTCCCATACTAGACGCATGTACCCACTGTGTGTTTGTGAAATCCATGTCGGTGTGTATGCCGCCTTTTCTAGGACATCTTCAATTGCGCTCCAGTCTACCGCTGCATCATAGTCACCTACGACACCATAGATCAAGCGGGGTGGGTTATCAACTCCGACACGCTCCCGTGGAGAATCCGCTTCTACGGTATTGTAAAAGACATGCTTGGTGGACGGCTCAGCTGACCACTTACGGTGATCCGATTTGGTTTTGTGGTGGGGGACTTTTGATTTTGTCTTGGACAAATCTTTGACAATGGTGATGTCGGAACTTCTTAGATTCTCAATGTAAAAATATTTCATGGTCTTATTTCTCGTAGTGTTTCAGGACAGAACCCTCAGCGGACAGTGGGATGTTTGGTATCCACGGTGGCGGCTCCGACATTATTCTTACCACATCGCTCAAAGCCTCGGAAGCATTTTCGTCATCAACCTCTAAAATAACTTCATCGTGAACGTGGAACAGGAGTTTATATCCAGCCTTATCAAGTGCCACCATCATGCCAGCAAATATGTCGCGGGCTAAACCCTGTGCTAAGTTCTCAGTTATCAAACCCTGCCAGATCCTGACATCAACTCGGCGCGAGTGCTTAATAATCTGAGTGATGTTCTCTGGATACCCAAACCTACCTTTGACTAGCTTGGGCTTACCATACTTAATTTGCCTGAGGGGCAAGTCTTCCGCATGGTCTTTTCGTTCACAGTTTCTGTCATCCAGCTGGTGATACCCATTTAGGTTTTCCTTGAGGGTGTCCCATAACTTAACAACTTTTTTCATCTTGGCTCGGTAGAGGTCAATTGCGGATTGTGAATCTTCCTCACTGTAACCATATGCTGCTGCGAAGGCTTTCGGACCTGCCATAAACCCAGCGCCCAATACAATTGCTTTTACTAAGTTTCTTGTGTCTGGGTCCTCAACCCTGAGAGATCCTTTAGCTGGATCCCACATGTCAAATTCTATGGCAAATGCCTCGTAGATGTCATCAGACTGTTCAACAGTTTTAAGCATGTCCCAATCCTCTGCTAACCACAGTAGCGTCCGCACCTCAATCTGAGACAAGTCAACTACGACTAGCTTCTTGCCTTCAGGGGCACAGATTAGTTTGCGTAGATCGGCCCCGAACATTTCTTTTCGGGGCAGGTTCTGTAGGTTAAAGTTACCGCCACCCCCTGAGAAGCGACCAGTGTGTGCCCCAAAATACATTATGTTTCCGTAATAGCGACCGTCTGGCATCGTGGCACAATCAATAGCTTCCAACTTCTTAAGTAAGGAGTTGATCCTACGCCACTCAGATACCGCCTGAATCCACTTATACTTCTGCCCATGCTCCTTAATCCATTCCTGTGCCTTAATGTCTGTTTTTGCTAGAGAGGCTGGTGGCTCTATGCCCATCTTCCGACATTCTTCATTGAAGGCTTTTCTCGATAGGGTCGGCTTCTCACCAAGCCATGGTATGTTAGCCTCCGCATCAAACAAGTATTGCTTAACACGTTCTTGTGCCATCTTGAGCTCTTCTTGATCAATGGGTATGCCACGTTGTAGAGCCTCCCTATTGACACGGCTGATTTCTCTTTCGTGCTCTGGCCACTCGTCACCTATTTTCTGCCACAGCTGTAGGCAGAGACGTGAGTCTACTAATGCATATTCGGAGACCTCCGCCTGAAACTCTGGTGTCATGTTTTCCCAGAGCTTTCCTTTCATGTTGTCTCGGGTGGACTTGTCTGGCTTAACTCCGAGTGCATATTCTGAAGCACCAGCGAGGTTCCTTGGTATACCAACATAAGCCGCAAGATCTGCTGTGCAGTGCCATGCGGAGTATTTGACATCGGGCCACCAGCCTTGTGTGGTCCCATACTTGTAAAGTGTTTCATCAAAAGATGCATTGTGGGCGAGGACAACATTGTCAATTAGCATATCCCAATCGAAGTCTTTGGGGTGACCAACAAATTCGTATCCATCATCGCCGACAACCGAGACCATATAGGCATCAAATTCGTGGTGTGAGAAGTAGCCCAAGGGGCCGAGTGTTCTGATACTACAGTCGTTGCTGTAAAATGTCTCAAAATCTAACGCGTAAGTAATTTTATTATTCATATTTTTGGTGTGTGCCGTGATTGTAATTTGGCATAAATTTACCCACACCCCCATGACGTCATAGGGGTGTGGGTGGGTCATGTATATTAAACTAGGGATTACTCCTCTAGTGAAAGCTCTTCTTGGATATCAAAGAGCCCTTTGGCTTTCTCGAAGGCGTCAATGATAACGACCGTGCGAGCGTAATGTTCTTGCAGAGTTTTGATGTTGTCATCGAGATCTGAGAGCATTTTATTGGCGGTTGCAATCTCCTCAGAGATCACGTCTAAATGGGAACTCATACAACTATGCTTGGAATGAGTTTGCGAAGTCTGCAACTGCTTCTGGGACGTGCTCTTTAGTCACACTGAGGGTCGGGACATACCATGAGTATTTACCCTTGCTCATGATCTGAGACTCAAAGTTCCATAGACGGCTGTTCAGAGGTAGCCCACGGTTGAAAGCAGCAAACGTCATAAGGCTTTTATAGGTCTTACGATATGCATCCTTCTGGACGTAGATCTTTCCGATACAGTAGTTGTTGTCACCAATTGGGAAGGGGAACGCATCATCATCCGTATTACCTTCTGGTTGGGCAAACATAAGAATTAGCTCGGCAAATTCTAGAATTTGATATTCTGAATCTATCTTAAGCTGTTCCATCTCTTGCTTTGTTCCTACGATCCGAGGCATCTCATCCGAGTCGAAGTCGATGTCCTCTTTCCATTTCTTAATTGCACCGAGGATGATGCAATGTCCTTTAGTCTCCCGAGGTAAGATCTCGTGGGTCTTATCTAGGATAAGACTTCCGTGATCAAAGTCCCCAGTGGACATTTTCTGCACGACGTTAAGTCGTGGGATATCGATATCGTCGGCATCGATAGTAAGTTCTTGTCCGACGGTAGTGACAGCTGTGGTTGTTGCTGCTTCAATTTCTTCTTCTTTTGCTTTTGGCATATTATTATATGGTTTATTGTTTTTTGGTTTAGCGGAGCGTGAATCGCTCCTTTTGTTTTTCGAGGGCACCTGCGTCTTTGCAAGTGTCCAGAAATTCTGCGGACTTCTGTCCTTTTTCGCCTTTGTCTGCGGTCTCACCGACAAGCTTAGCTGTCTTAGTTACTGCAAATGTGGCGCTGTCTAAAAGCTCATCAGTATCAACACCCATGTCGGAGGCGATCTTAATGAACTTGTGGTTGTCTACGACTTTGGTAGGAGCTCCCATAGATGAGAGTCGAAGGGATGGGAACTCAGCACCTTCGTGCGCCATTTCCATAGCTCGGGCGCGTAGGCGTTTGGCCCACGCTTCTACGATCTTCGAGATGTTCCAGAGTTCCTCAATGGATGCTGGATCATCAACAGCTTCAATGTCTATGTTTGTGAAGTCCTTGCGTTGTAAGTTAGAAGCCACATCCAGAACGAGACCACCTAAAGCGGGGCAACGATCTTCATGGCGACAGAACCTACAATTCTGGGTAGGGTTACACTCCCCAGCTGGGGGGCATTGACCACCACCCCACATGGGACGGACACGTTCACCTTCCTTAATGACATTACCGAGAACCTCAATAAGGTCAGGTAGTTCAGTTCTTACAAAAGAACCGAGTAATGGTAATGAACCTCGTTGAGGAACATAGAACGCAAACATAATGGTCTCCAGATCAGGGAACTTTTGAAACACCCCAATGGTATATGCAATCGCTTGCATGTTCTCATGGGGTTTATCTATGGTGCTGATACCTGTCTTGTAATCCGCAAGGACTCCAAACTTACCATCTGATGATATACTCAGTCGGTCACAGGTGCCATAGGTTTGGGTTTCACCCAGATCTACGTCAACTTGCACTTCGTAGAACTCAGTGCGCTCGTCATCTGGTGGGAACGCATCAGCGAGAAACTCGTCTTCCATATCCGCACAGCGGTTATATAGATCCAGTTCCTCTTCGTTGTGTAATGCTGCTGGATCGCGCACTTCCAGTGCCTCGTGGATACGAGTACCCATTTCAGCGGCTGGAGATGAACCATCCTTGCCGTGGTAAGCAGCACACCCAGCCACATACTTCAGGGAAGATGGGCTGAACTCTGCGTGACCTCGGTCAGCGTGTGGCTGCTGCGTTGACATTATCCTTTGTATGCGTCCTTTGCGCGTTGTACGATTTCGGAGTTTTCGAGATCACCCTTTTCATAACCTAAGGCAGTTCGGATGTCACTTACGAATTTAAGCAGCTCTTGCACAAACTGGTTTTTTAGGATTTCGTCGAGTTCGTTGTCTTTATTTTCTTCACTCATGGTGTTGTTTTGTTTTATTGGTTTTGGTTTTGGTTTTGCATTATTGCTAGGTTGTCGAGGCGACGTTGCATCGAAGACATTACTGCCTCCTCTACGCTGCCACTTGCGACGAGAATCTTCTGAAGTGCATCTGACTTCATGCCATTGCGATGGATACGTCCTAGAACTTGGACATGATCCTTGGCGGAGAACTGTGGGGATATTAAGCTGACACGTGGTCGGTCACCCTTGACATCATGCAGGGAGATGCCTGTGCCACCCGCTGCCGTGTTGACAACCACGCATGTGGTCTTGTCATCTCGGAAGTCATCGATGACCTGCTGGCGGTCGGACTTCTGCCCACCCTCGATACGGTCACAGCAAAGCTTCTCACATAGAGCCTCCACGGTCTCCTTAAAGCTGACGAAGATAACAACGGACAAACCCTCAAGCATCAGGTCTTCTGCCATCTCCACTAGGTCTGGGACTTTCAATGACTCCGCTAACTGGCGTGCACGTATGATGTTAACGATCACGTGCTCACTGTTCTCGACGGTGCCGTGCTCGATATACTGCTCCAGTATTTCAGGTGTGAGACCTAAGTCTTTGTAAGCCTTCTTAATCTTGGCAAGATTCTTAAATTGGATTGGCTCAACGAAGATACGGTTCTTTTTAAAGGCGTCTGGTAGATCCTGCACGGACAGTCGGTCAGTGCTTATGCCATACATGGCCGTCCTGAGCTCTTTAAGTTTGCTCTTTTTGACTAATCTCCACTGATTCCAGAAATCTTGTTCGCAACCAAAGTGCTTCATCCAGCCGAACCACGACCTAAGTGGTGCTTGGGCTTTATTAAGATTGTGGAGATTTAGCATATAACCAATAGCCCTCATCTCGGTTGGGTCCTCAGCTGCGGTAGCTGACATCCCATGGATCTGGTATCCTTGGTTAACAAGTGATAGGATCATTTGCGCGTTCTGGGTGTAAGGACCTTTGCACTTATGGATCTCGTCAACCAGAACTAGTGTGCCCATGGGTAGAATCCACTTCATGATATTCTTACCCTTCTTGGTCATCCACTTGGTTCGACCACCTCGGATCTTTTCGTAGTTAATTACGAATAGTGGCTCCACACCCATCTCCTTGAGCTCTCGCTCCCACGATGGTATGACTTGCTTCGGGCACAGGACAGCAACAGGGTGTCCTAATGATTTTGCTAACGCAGCGGCAACTACAGTTTTCCCAGTTCCAGCATCGCTGGTGTCTAGTGTGTTGCGTCCCTCCCGCTGGGTAATAGTGAAAAACTTATGCGCGTCTTCTTGCTTCGGGAATAGTGATTTCATTTACTGGCTTCATGGTTTCTGATTTATTGTGATCAACACATACCAGCCCATATAAAAACCGTCAAATAAAATCTCAATTATTTTTTAATCTGCAAAGTGGATCTGATATTCTCTTGCTGCCATAAGGTAAGCATCCACAATCCCATCATGTGGTTTTTTGGAGCGTGGGGTTGCTAACCATTGCTCATCGGGATACAGCTCTTTGGCCTTTGCCAGCGCATACTTCTTCGATTGCCCGCGTGGAAACTTGCCCAGCATATCTTTCTGCCACTGCCTCACAGACAGCCCTTCCCAAGGCCACGCCATGCCTGTGCACAACCCAGTGATTTGCCCATAGCACAATGCCATGGATCGCATGGACTGAGATGATGGCGCGTGATGCAGAGGCTCCTCGATGATAATATTGACGGGTGGTAGCTTGAATTCCAGCACCCAATCACGAAAACCGATCATGTCGAGCTCAGTCTTTTTCCCCACCTTGTGGCTGGGCAACCTCGTGTATCCTAGCACCGCACCATCCCAGCTGCTAATCGCAACCGCTGCTCCAGAGCAAGCCCCATTATCGACGCCTACTATCACTGACAGCTGGGAGGAAGTCTGCTTTGACTAGAACACCGTCGCCGTGCCATGGAGCAAATAAGTTATAGCCTTTCTCAAGACTCTGTAGGAATGAGATCTCTTTCCATGTCGAGGGGATTACCCTGACAAAGTCTCCCGTGATCTGCTTAGCAGAGTAAAAGTAATCTAGGTTAGAGCGGATGCTCCCTTTGATGACGAAGGGGTTGGGCTCATGCGTGCGTGAGGCGAAGAATTTCATTGGTCTTTGTTGTCTTTTGGATTTGGGTCTACATCGACAACTTTGGTGGGCCTCTTCCTTGAAGCCGCAGCTGCGTCATTTAGAATGTTTATGTCTATGCTTAGGCTGGTCGCGCCACCGCTTTGCTTTTCGTCTAAGCCAAAGTGGCGGCGAGCTATCTTATCTAGCACTTCCACTTCGCGGACGTTGGTTGGTGGTCTCATCTGAGCCATACCATCTCGCATCAGTCGGACCGCTTGACTCGCCATGTAGCTCTGGTATTGCTCTGCTGGACTGGCTTGGGCAGAAGCTATCTCATCGATCCTGCCTTTCTCTTTTAGGTGCGCGTGCTCGGCAGCTTTGTCTACAGCGTGCTTAGTCTTATGCTCCTCCGTGCCATCAAAGATGGACTCTGGCTTAGGCGCTTCTTTATCAATCCACGGAGTTGGGTTCTCTTCCCACTTACTCTTCTTAGGTGGTGCACCTGCATCCCTGAACCATCTACGCAAAGTCGATACGTGGACTCCGCACTCCTTAGCAATTGCAGCAAAAGTATACTGCTGCTCATAGAGCTCCATGGCTTTTGTAAACAGACGGCGCTTCTTACCATTCTGTCCGAATGGGTTACTGACTTTTTTATGGTGTAAAGGCAGCGGTTCTGGTCCTTTATTTTTATTGTCTTCAGGGTTGTCCTTCGCCATGGGTTGGAGTATACTTGGTATTTACAATGTATTCAATCTTTAATGGACATTAAATTAGACAGCAAATACGAGCCGCACATTAAACCATCCTCAACGGACATGGATGTAGGTGGTCTAATTATCCCACCAACCAGTTTGCTGACCGCCCTGCTCTTTGGCTTCGCAAACCATGAGCTTACAAAAGCCAAGGAGTATTACTTCTGGCGTATTTGTGACATCCTATGGAACCGCCCCGACATTCCTGAACCCTTAATGCAGCAAAACCCATGGGCTAAGATGATTATCCGCAGCTGCCTTGAGAATAAGTTCCTCGCTGTGGGCGGTGCTGCATCCTCATCCAAGTCTCACACCATGGCTGCTTATGCCATCGTTAACTGCTTGTCCCAGCCAAAGGATACCTTAGTCCTGATTACTTCAACCACGTTGCGTGAAGCACGAAAAAGGATTTGGGGTTCAATCATCACGTTACTGGCAGTGATAGATGATATGCCTTTCAGGATTCGGGATTCAATTGGTAACGTCGCTTATGTCAATGAGCACGGCACCCTGCTGGAGAAGTCTGGTCTGTCGCTCATTGCAGCTGAGAAGAGCAGGACTCGAGAGGCTGTTGGTAAGTTCATTGGTATTAAGAACAAGCGAGTGATTGTCATCGGGGATGAGCTGTCTGAGATCTCGGAGGCTGTAGTCCACGCTGGTCTGACCAACCTCTCAGCTAACCCAGAGTTCAGGATGATTGGCATGTCCAACCCTAGTTCTAAGTTTGATGCCTTTGGTGTGTGGTCTGAGCCAGAGGATGGATGGGACTCAGTAGATACCAACGTCGATGATGGCTGGCGCACCAAGTGGGGTGGTAAGTATATCAGGCTGGACGGTGAGCGTAGCCCCAACATCCTAGCTGGTGAGACCATCTACCCATACCTTCCGCGGGCTGATCAGATAGCTGAGAAGCGTGAGCTGCTCGGCACAGCGTCCCGTGGATACATGCGAATGGTGAGAGCCGTGTTCTTTGATAGTGATGAAGACGCTGGGATCTACTCTGAGAATGAGATCACCAAGAGTGGATGTATGCACAAAGTAAATTGGGGGTCACAACCTGTAAAGGTAGCTGGGCTTGACCCTGCCTTTACCAATGGTGGTGATAGAACGATTCTATACACAGGCTACGTCGGCACAGATGACAAAGGACAGTATGTGTTTGAGCTGGGTAAGAGCTTCCAGCTTAATGATGATGCTACCAACAAGGCGGTGCCACGATCATACCAGATAGTCCAGCAGATCAAGAAGATCTGTGAGAAGGAAGGCGTAGCCCCAGATGATCTGGCGGTGGATGCTACTGGTGCAGGCTCCTCATTCTGTGACGTGCTGGCTGGTGAGTGGTCTCCTCGGTTCTTGCGTGTTACCTTTGGTGGCAAGCCTTCAGATAAGAGAGTCTCAGTAAATAGCCAACTCACTGGCATAGAGCTATATACCAACAGGGTTTCTGAGCTCTGGTTTGTAGGCAAGGAGCTCATGAGAACTCGCCAGTTCTTTGGGCTGGACAGTGATCTGGCGCAGGAGATCGTCGGTCGTAACTACGAGCTGGTTAAGACTGGCTCCTTAAAAGTGAGGATCGAATCCAAGCCTGAGTTCAAACAGCGGATTGGGAAAAGCCCTGACTTGGCGGATGCTGCGTTTCTTGCTCTTGACTGTGCGCGGCAAAGGCATGGTTTGATAGCCATGGAGCCAAAGATCGTAGACCCTAATCAATCCTACCGCAGGCCACCAAAATCCATGCAGCAGCTGAAAGCCGCACTACAGAATGATGCTGCCTATTTACCATGAATTTAACCTTGAGTTTGGAACCACAATGTATATACTGACACTTAACTTGAACCTATAAGTTCCATATGGCCGCTATACCCAGAACAAAAAAAGAGCAGGAAGAATATGATAAGAAGATTGCCTCCAGTCAAGCGGCTGATGCTGCCCGAAAAGTGGCTATTGCAAAGCGTAACGCCGAGGACAAAGAAATATTAAAGGATTATAAAGGACCCCAAGTTGGCGGGGCCGCCGCTGGTAACAAGGCAGAGTTTGTAAAGAAGTCTAGACAAAAGACTGCCGCCGAAGAAACCGCTAAGCGATTTGCGGAGACTTCGTTCGAAGCACCGACTAATAAAGAGCTAAAATTGAAACTAGGGATGCAGTCAAAGGAGAATCAGGCTGCCCTCAACCAGCCCATGAGTGAAGAGCTAACTAATGTTATGGCTGACATTGCGCGAGCCAGAGCAGAGACTGGACTTGGTAGAGAAAGTGAGGACAGCCCAGCCGCGCCAGCCGCGCCAGCCATAACAGATGGAGCTGATGCATACTCAGTTGCCCAGAAAGATTTTAATGAGAAGTTCGGTGGGTCAATGGGACGCGCTATGGAAGGTGAGACAGGAGACCAATATGAAGCTCGCCTCAAACAGCGCAATGTAGATCGTAAGGCAGCGTTAGGAGAATTAGCTAAGCTTAAGCCACAGGACGCAGCGCCAG